TTGAATACCTAGAGCCACTATTGAACACTATGCTAGAGGTTGCCAGACGCAATATGCAAGCCTCTGATCTTGTCAGAACTATGGATACCGATCTTGGTGTAGTAGACTTCATGATGATTACTAAAGAAGACATTACCGCTAAGGGTAAGCTCCGTGCTGTTGGTTCCCGGCATTATGCTACAAGGGCACAACTAGCACAGAACATTAATGGTATCTTTAACAGTCCAGTTGGTCAGATTATTGCACCACACATCAGTGCTAAGAAGTTGGCCAAGCTCGTAGAAGACTTCATGGGTTTTGAAGAGTATGACTTCATCAATGAAAATGCAGCTATCTTTGAACAAGCTGAAACACAGAGATTAGTCAACCAAGCACAACAGAATGTTATGACTGAGGATCAGATCCCTGTAGAGGAGATGATGATGGATGCTCAGTTATCACCTCCCCAGATGTAAGGGAATCCATCCAGTCTGCTATCATCCTGTGTTCTTGAGCTGTACCGTTATTCTTAATACGGTTTGCTCTCCATGAGATGATAGCGACATTCCCTTTAACATATCCTTTAGTAGGGTCTATCCTATCAAAGGAGGGTGTGTTCTCTGGTACAGGTCTTCCTTCTGAAAAGTAATCTATTTCCATACCTAGGATAGGACAGAACTTCGGGAAATTAATATCCATTGGGCCTATATTAAACGGGATACCCTTTCTAAGTGCATTACTCTTTTTGGCTGTAATCATTGTAGCTACACGCTCTTCAATATCAGCACCATACTTCCAAGATACCCTACCGTACTTTTCTAGTAGGTGTTGAGTCTTCTCTAGTATTCTTTCTTTCTTTAGTTTCCCTTTACCATACTCGTCTCTCTCAGACAACTCTTTAATATACTTATTCTTGATCTGTCGGATAAATTCTCTGGTAACACCATAGTCATCTGCAATAGCTTGCATGGTCATACCAGATAATAGTTTAACCTTAATAGTTGGTGCTTCTAATTTCCATTTAGACATATAGGCCTTATTGTGGGTTACAATTCCATTATGATATAGGACTTGTTGTTGTTTGTCAAGCACACCATAGAATAGAATTAACTTATGATTAAGTCTCTTAAAACAGAAACTGTTAAGAGTAAAGAAGATGTTTACCGATATCTGATTGCTTATTTAGATGAGGCTATTGAAACAGCCACTAGAAAGCAAAGAGATGAAGATAACTTTTCATTACCAGCTTGGGCAGAGTTCCAAGCATATCAGCTTGGTGTTATTAAGGCTTATCAGAAAGTGTTAGACTTAATCCCTAAACCTTGACCAGAGGTAATAAATGTCAGAAGAAAGTATCTTTAGCCAGACCGAGGCTAGTGAAGTAGAACAACAAAATCCAGCACCACAGATCACACTCCCACAAGAAGTTGCAGATTTAGTAGGTGAGGGTCGGAAGTATAAATCAGTAGAAGATGCACTAAGAAGTGTTCCACATGCTCAGTCTCATATTCATAAACTTGAAGAAGAGATGCAAACAATGCGGGATGAACTTACTAGACGCAAAACCGCTGAGGAACTCCTAGAAGAATTCCGTGTACCTGAACCAAGAGAGGTAACACCTCAACCGGGTTTAGATCCACAAAGTCTAGCTGCTCTTGTAGATAGAACGCTTGATCAGCGAGAAGCAAAGAAAAAACAACAAGACAATACTTTGACTGTTGTTAAAAGTTTTAATGAGAAGTTCGGTGAGAAGGCTCCTGAGGTGTATGAAAAGATTGCAGCCGATAATGGTTTGTCAGTCCAGTTTCTAAATTCAGTTGCTGCCGCTTCACCTGCTGCTGTATTGAAACTAGCTGGTATTGAGGTGCAAAAACAAGCTGCACCGTATAGACCAACTGGTTCAGTAAATACTGAAGCACTATCTCAAACCACAAACCACGCTGCTCCCAGTGCTAAGTTACCAAAGGCTGCAACAACTAAAGACTTGGTAAATGCTTGGCGAAATGCTGGCGATGCAGTCCGTAAAGAACTAGGTATTAATTAATCAATTTTAGGAGCTAATTAAAATGGCACATGATACTAGCAACACCACCGCCTTTATCGAGGCACAACAGTATTCCAAGTTCATTCTTGAGAATCTAAATGACTACCTACTTCCAGGTGGCATGTTCCGTGATGTCTCTGACTTCGGTTCAGGCACCACCCTTAACATCAAAACTGTTGGTACTGTAACTCTACAGGATGCCCAGGAAGATGTTCCACTAAACTTTACCAACATCGACACTGGTACCATCACCCTTGCAATTACCGATTATATTGGTGACGCATGGAAGGTTACTGATGATCTCCGTGAAGATGGTTCCCAGATCGACGCTCTAATGGCAATGCGTGCTCAAGAATCCACCCGTGCATTCGGTGAATTCCATGAGTCCAAGTTCCTAAACGCTGCCGGTACTGCTCAGACTGCTGCTGATGTTAACCTTGTAAACGGTCGTCCTCACCGTTGGGTTGCTGGTGGTGCTGGTGCTACCAACCGTATTATGACCATGGCTGACTTCGTAGCTATGAAACTAGCTTTCGACAAGGCTAATGTTCCTGCTGCCGGTCGTATCGTCTGTGTTGATCCAATCGTTGAGGCAACTATCAATAGCCTAGTAACTTCTGCTACTGCTGTTGCATATAACCCAATGTGGGAAGGTATCATCACTTCTGGCTTCGCTCAGAATCATAAGTTCGTTAAGAACATTATGGGCTTCGATATTTGGACTTCCAACTATCTGCCAACTAAGACCGCTACCGAAGTACTAAATGCTTCTGGTTATGGTCTAGCTAACGATACCGCTGAAATTGGTGATGTGGCTAACATCTTTATGTGTGTGTCTGATGATCAAGTTAAACCTATCATGCACGCTTGGAGACGTATGCCTAAGACTGAAGGTTGGAGAGATAACGAAGAGCGTTCTGATAAGTTCCAAGTTACCTCACGCTTTGGCTTTGGCGCACAGCGTACCGATACCCTTGGTGTTATCCTTACCTCTTCAACCACTTATTAATAAGGAGCCATATCATGGGTTTTGAAACAACTGCTATTCGTGGTGTAATGAATCACTACGGCCCTCGTACCACCAATGAGAAGTTTGGTGGCCAGTCCTCAACCGCTAATGGTATCGTGAAGGAAGCCATTTGGGAATTCTCCTATAATGACCTCCCCACCTTCGGTACCAGCAATATGCAGTATGTCCTACCAGCTAATGCCACTATCGTTAGTGCCAAGCTAGTTGTTGATACTGCCTTCACCTCTACCTCCACTACTACTGACTTAGAAGTTGGTCTGTATACCAGTGCTGGTGTTGCTATTGATGCTGATGGTCTGCTTACTGCTGTAAATGCAAGCCAGACCACTATCGCTGTAGCCAACTCAGTAATCACTGGCACAGGTGCTCTAGTGGGTGTTGGTATCGGTGCTACTGCTGGTGAGTTAAAGGTTACTGCATCTGCTGCTGACCTCCTAACCGGCGCAGGTCGTGTTGTAGTAGAATATATCTACAATCGTTAACCTGTTGTAGGTAGTTTGTTGGGGAGGTTCTGCATAGCGGGGCTTCCCCATTTTCATATATAGGCATCTTGAGGAAATAAAATGGCGATCGAACATGTAAACATTGCTGATGGTGAAAGACACGAGCCTAAAGGTATCTCCACTGCTGCATTAGGTAAGGTCTACCAGGCTAACGGAGCTGCTAGTGGGGCTTGGGTATTCCCGTCTGGTTCTGTCTACAGCGAATTGTATATCACGAGTGGGACTACTTCACAGACACTAGCAGCCGCTAGTGCTTTCAGTAAACTTAACCCCACTGGTGCATGGGTAGCAGGAGCAAGTTTTGGTATCACGCAGATCGCTGCGGATGGTACCTTTACTATTCTAACTGCTGGCCAATATGAATTAGATTTCTGGGTAAACTTCACAACGGCAGCAGCAGCTTCTGCTTCGGAGTATTACTTCAAGTATGCTGTCAATGGTGTTGTGTCTGACAGACGAGTAAAAGCAACTAAGTACTCTAATAATGTGGATAAGCTCTACACAGGTGCAGGCGGTATTGCCCATCTGAACGCATCAGATGTTTTGTCTATCTATGTGGCTGGAGATGCTACTACCTCTGGTAC